ATCAGCATCCAAAGGACTGAATCTTCAGAAGTGCAACAGAATCATTTATTTTTCACTTCCATTATCGTCAGAAGATTTTGAACAGTCAAAAAAAAGGATCCATAGAATTGGTCAGAAAAAAATATGTTTCTATTATCTGATGATTTGCAGGGGAACAGTTGAAGAACAAATCCTGCACACATTAGAAAAAAGGAAGGATTTTACAGATGAATTATTCAAAGAAAATTAGAAAAGAAAGGTGAATATTATGATGAGATGTAAATTTGCTATTGATGATAAAAATGAATGCACAAATTGCTGTTTCTTCTGTGACAAGAAAGACACATGTAAAGATGCTTGTGGTGATATAGAAGAAAAGTGTGAACAACAGGTTGAAGAAACTGACCTTCAGGTGATTCAGTCAGCAGTTCCTGATGTACTAATAGCAATCACAGACATTGCAGTTCAGAAGAAGAGATTGGAAAAACAGGAAAAGGTCATGAAACAGAAGTTGCTTCAAGCAATGGAAGAACATGGTGTGAAATCATTTGAAACACCTGAAGTCAAGTTCATGTATGTTGCACCAACGACAAGAACAACCATTGATTCCAAGAAGCTGAAAGCAGACCATCCTGATCTTGTCGAAGCATATTCAAAGACTTCCAATGTTAGTGCATCAGTAAGAATTACAGTGAAATAGAAAGAAGGTGAATGATATGCCTAATTGGTGTAAAGGAAATTTGAAAGTTCGTGGAACAAAAGGGAGTATGACAAAATTCATTCTTGAAGGTTTGCATCCTGTTGGATTTTTTGGTGAAGAACATCCAAAGTTATCATTGGATGAATATGGTGACATTGATTCAAATGAAACATGTTGGATTGAAAACACAAGAAGAGGATTTGTTGAAGGTGTAGAAGTTTATCTTTCTGAATATGAAGAAGATGAAATCTTTGTTGCAGTCTTTGATTCTAAATTTGCATGGGGAATTTCAGCAGATGAACTTCTGAAAACATGTGAAAAATATCATGTTGATATGAAAATTCATGGTTTTGAACGAGGGATGGAATTCAATCAAGTCATTGAAATTGTTGATGAAAAAATTCTGAAAGATGAAGTACTTCAGTTCAAAGATTATCAATGGGATTGTATCTGTCCAAATGTCGGTGGTTGATATGGCATCAGAAAAGAATTTTGAAAACAGAATCAAGTCTTTCCTGAAATCAAATAATTGCTATTTCATTAAATATTGGGGTGGTGGTGTATTCACCAAATCAGGTATTCCTGATATCCTTGCATGTTGTAATGGAAGATTCCTTGGAATTGAAATCAAGGCAAAGAATGGAAAACCTTCACCACTTCAGATTCACAACCTGAAGAAGATTGAGGAAGCAGGTGGATATGGAATTCTTCTTTATCCTGACCATTTTGAATTGTTCAAGAACTTCATTGATTGCTTGAATGTGAATGATGCAAACACTGCATACAATTATGAATTATTGAAAAGAAGGTGGTCAGATGAATAATTTTCATTTTTCAACAGCAGAATGTTTTGAAAATTGTCCTGCAAGATTTGATTTCAGATACAGACAGAACCTTGAAGTGCTTCCAACAGATGATCCTGCAAATCCATTGATTCTTGGAACAGCAATTCACAGGGGCATGGAAAAGGATATGAAAACAGCTATTCAGGAATACAAAGATTCATATCCTATCATCACAGATGCACATATCAATGAAATCATCAAACTTGAATATTGGATTCCAAGAATGAAAGAGCTTCTTCCTGAAGGGTTTCATGAAGTCAATTTCAAGAATGATGTTTATGAAGGAACAGCAGACTTGATTGTTCCATGTACTAAGCATGATGCAGGTCTTCCACATGGTCAGTTTGATATATATGATTTCAAGTATTCAAATAATATTGACCATTATATGGAATCAAGACAGTTGCATGTATACAAATATTTTTTTGAAAGAATCACAGGAAAGCACATCAGAAAAATGTATTTTGTGTTTGTTCCAAAGGTTCAGATTAGACAGAAGAAAACAGAAACACTTCAGGAATTCAGGAACAGAATCTATGAAGAACTTGAAGCAAAGGAAATTCAAATCAAAGAAGTGGTTTATGACCCTTCCAAGGTTGCAGATTTTTATGAAACGTGTATGAACATTGGTCTAACAGATAAGTGTGAAAAGAATGAATCTTATTTGTGTGATTGGTGTGAATATAAAGACTATTGTCAGAAAGGATTGGACTATATGATTTTACCAAGTGCAGAAAGAAGACAGGTTGGAAAGACAACCAAAAGAAAATTATGGATTTATGGTGGTGCATTTTCAGGAAAGACAACATTTATGGATTCAGCACCTTCACCATTGAATCTGAACACTGATGGAAACATTCAGTTTGTTACTATGCAGTATTTACCTATCAAGGACACAATGGAAGGAAGACAGAAGATTCTTGCATGGGATGTTTTCAAGAAAGCTATTGATGAACTTGAAAAGACAGCAGGTCAGAATGGATTTAAAACTCTTATTGTTGACTTATTAGAAGATACTTATGAATCATGCAGATTATACATGTATGACAAATTAGGTATCACACATGAATCAGATGATTCATTCAGAGCGTGGGACAAGGTAAGAACAGAATTCTTATCAACTATCAGAAGATTGATGAACCTTGACTATGAAAACATTGTGTTGATTTCTCATGAAGATACTTCAAAGGATATCACAAAGAAGTCAGGTGATAAAATCACAGCAATCAAACCAAATATTGCAGACAAGGTTGCAAACAAAATTGCAGGCATGGTTGACATTGTGGCAAGAGTAGTTGTTGAAGATGATGAAACAAGAACATTGAATTTCAAATCAAATGAAGTAATCTTTGGTGGTGGAAGATTAAAGAACATCAAGACCACATCAATTCCTTTGGATTGGAATGAACTTTTGAAAGTGTATGATGAAGCAAATTTTTTTGCCAAGCCTGCTGAAGAAATTCAGGAAGATGCAAAAGAAACTGCTGAAGAAACACCAACAAGAAGGAGAAGAAAATCACGCACACAGTCAGAACCTGTTAAAGAATCTTCTGAAAAACCTGTACAGGATGGAATAATCAACACTGATTCAGAAACAGTTATCTTGGATGCAGACACATACTTCTATGATATTAAAAATGATAATTATGTGATGAAACATGCAGGTGATTCTGTTGACATGATTGTTGATGGTGTGGAAGTTATGAAGATCATCACTAAAGAAGAATTTGCTGAAAGATATTTTGGTGATGAAAAACCTACAAGAAAAAGAAGAACAAGAAGAACAAGAAAGGAAAGATAATCATGAAGAAGTTTATTGAAGCATTAAAGGAAGCAGGAATTTATGACCAAATTGTTGAAATAATCGTGGATGTCAGAAGTAAATATGGTGCATATGATGCAACCAAAGCAATCACAATGATTCTGAAAATAGAAATGATTAGAAATCATAAGTTGCTTGAGGTCTTCATGGATGATGTTAGAGACTTAGGTTTCAAGACAGTTGGTGCAGAAATCATGAAATCAATTGTGGATGTTGAAAAGGTTGATGCACTTAAAGATGTCAATCCTGATGAACTGTTCAAGAAAGCAACAGAAAATGGTGACAGTGAATTGAATAAATCTAATGAAGAAGCACCTGAAGATGCTGTTGTTGATAGTTTTATTGATTTACTTAATGTATTTGTAAATAGGTTAAATAATTAAGAAAGGTTAAAAAGGTGAATGAAATGAGTATTTTTGATAAATGGGACAAGAATGTGGACACAGAAGGACTTCAGAAAGATATTGCTGAAGTAGAAGCAAATGGTGGTCAGGGTGACTATCGTGAAGTGCCTGTTGGTACATATGAAGTTAAAATTGACAAGATGGAAATCAAGGAATGTGGTTCAGAAAAACATGCAGGTGAACCAATGTTCACAGTTCAATTCAGAATCCTTGAAGGTGACTTTGAAAACAGTTGCTTATTCATGAATCAGCTTATCACAGAAGGATGGCAGATTGGACAGGTCAACAAGTTCCTTAGAAGTCTTGATGTCAATGACACAGTGGAATTCAAAACATATGGTCAGTACAATGACATGATCATGGACATGATGGAATCTATTGATGGAAGTCTTGAATTCCTGCTTGAATATGGCAAGAACAAGAAAGGATATAACACATTCAGAATCAAAGATGTGTATGAAGTATAAAGAAAAGTAGGTGAATCTGATGCTGTTCTTTGACTTTGAAGTATTTATCAAGGATTGGCTTGTGGTCATTCTTGATATGGATAACAGAAAAGAACATGTCATCATCAATTCACCTTCTGACCTTAAACAATTCTATCAGGAACACAAAACAGACATATGGGTTGGATTTAACAATCATCATTATGATGATTACATCCTGAAAGGAATCCTTTGCGATATGAATCCAAAGGAAATCAATGACCACATTATCATCAAAGAAAAAGCAGGTTGGACATTTTCAAATCTGTTCAGGTCAATTCCATTACTATCATATGATGTGTTCCAAACAAAGATTGACAGGGGACTGAAGTTCTTTGAAGGAAGTCTTGGGAACATGGTGAAGGAATCATCTATTCCATTTGATATTCCAAGAAAACTGACTGAAAAAGAGCTTCAGGAAACTGTTAAATATTGTAGACATGATGTGGAACAGACTGTTGAAGTATTCATGCAAAGGAAAGCAGACTTTGATGCAATCATGTCATTGATAAAAATGTTTCCTGAAGTCTTATCTATCAGGGACATTAGACTAACTAAGGCACAAATTAGTGCAAAGATTTTGGAATGTGAAAAGGTCACAAGGGATGATGAATTTGACCTGTTTGTGCTTCCTTGCATACAAATTAAGAAATACAAAAAAGCAATAGACTTCTATATGTCAATGAAAGGAAAAACCAATCAAAAAGAAGTTTATTCAAAATCATTGAACATGATTATTGCAGGATTGGAACACAACATAAGTTGGGGTGGAATCCATGC